TGGGAAGCAGCCCTCCTCTAAACTGATGCCTTGCCGCCACTCCTGTATTATGAGAAATTTTTCTGAGGAGTGATAGATGTGCATTTGATCTGGTCTTCCTCCAAATCCAGTTTACCCTGTCACTGGCTTGCCTTACTATCTGAAGTGCTTTCATTGCAAGGATAACTCCTGCCATTAGTTTTAGAGGAGTCAGAAGTGAAGCAATAGCGTTAGCAAAACTAACCGCAAAAGGAGCAACATACATAAGAATGTCGTTGGTTATTTTAGTCAAAGAGGTTAGGGCATTATTAAGTTTTGTTTGCTGCTCAAGTTGCTCAATTTGTGTTTCAGATTTAACTGTTGGATTGGCAATAGCATCCGCCAAAGCAAATATATCCGCCCCAAATCCAAACTGCTGCTGCATAGCTTCAACGACAGCAGTAACACCAGTGCCAGTTCCCCCAGCTTGCTCCTTTAACGAGGTTAGCTTGCTCAAGGCTTTTGCAAGTGCTTCTGGAGTAAGCTCCTGTCCCTGAATACCTAAGAAAGCTCTTCGCTGCAAGCCATCTAGCCCAGTGAACAACTGCCCTGCAAACTTAGTTGCCGTTCCAGCGAACTCCTGACCTACCTTTCCGATTAGCTCGGCTGTGGCAGACTCTAACCCAACTGCTGCATCTTTACCAAACTCAACACCAACCTTAATTAGTGTAGAGGACATTTGGTTCAAGGCATTGATCATAGCATCAACACCCACTCCATATTCAATAGCAGTCTGAATAGTTGCCTTGGTCAGACTCGCGGCTTCAGAGGTGGAAAGACCTAGTGCTTGAGAATTGAGTCTGGTAAGCCTATTTCCTGCCGCAACATTAACACCGAATAGAGTCATGGTTTCGTTCAGAGAACCTAACTCCAGAGCTTCCCTACCTAAACCCTGAGATACAAGATTGGAGTAGTTCGCAATATTCTTGCTGAAGGAAATGGAGGAATCTTTTACCTGTCCAGTAAACTGGTTTATCCCCTGAGATGATATACGATTACTCTGAGCTAGAGATCCAGCAGCATCTGAGATTCCAGTAAAAAGCTGACCAGCAAGGGCTGTGAAATCAGTCAACTTACTGCCAAGACCAGTTATCTTTTTCTGTATCTTGGATAACTCGTCTGAGATTCGGTTTATGGTTTCGTTATCAGCCATCAGTTATTGTCTATAAAGGAGTCTATGTCTACAATGTGACAGTCGCTTACATATCTAGTGTTGTAAGTTCTAACTGACAAGTTTGGGTCCGTGAGGTATCGCTGTAGCTCTTTGTATGACATTCCCCCAGAAGTAACCCCCTTGAAGTCTCTGAGCATACTGTTTCTACTAGAGGGGTTCATATTCTTCACATTGATTCCAGTTATGTATTTGTCCTTTGTTGACTTAGCTGACCACTCTGGATATCGAAAAATTAATACTAAAGGATTAGCATCTGTAAATCCTTTTCCTGAGTATCTGAAGGCAATAAGGGGAGACTTATAATCTCTAATCTGATACAAGGCTCCTACTTTGTGGGTTTTAGTTTTTTTCATGTACATGAAATTTGTTGAATTTTTGTGTTCTTTTTTAGTTTCAACCCCCCCTTTAACCCCCCCGTGGGGTTAATTTAATTTTACTGTTTGTTTCTTTCTTCTTTTGTTTCTTTAGTATAAAAAAAAGAAAACAAGAAACAAAAATAAGGAGATTAATTTAAAACTAATCCTGGAAAATGACGAACACGCTAGAACTAATGGAATTCTTTGACCATATGAATTATGTATTATCCCTAGAGTTTAAAGAAAAATGGAGGCACAGGTTTTCTTCTCATTTCGTCGGGATATTCCAGGAAAAACTCCTAAGCAGCTTCACAAAACAAAAAAGACTCAAGTTATCCTCACTCTATAGTACCTATACCAAAAGGCATAAATATTCTAGAGAAGTAGTGCTTGAGTTCTTTAAATGTATTGAAGTTCACGATCTGTACCCAATGGTCTACGAAGACGACAAATACAGAGAGTTTATCAAACGGGGAATTTCTTCTTAGCTTCTGCCTTCTCAGCTTTTTTCTTTTCTTTATGTTCCATTACGGTTTCTTGTAGAAGCTGTTCAGAACCATTTCCTTTTGGACAGATATCATAATAACCGCACCAACGGCAATATCTGTTAGGTTCCGCGAAGAAGTCATCCTTTTTTCTCTTACGAATATCCCAAACCTTCTTCAGAGCCTTCTTAATGTGAATATTGATGTGACCTGAAGTATAGGACATATCCACCAGCTTATCAAGGTGAGGATAGTAATGGGCTACCCTGATTTTGGAATAAGGGACATTGAACATCTTATGAATAGCAAAAGCATAAATGATCATCTGGGGATCCTTAAACATATCCATCTTACTGATCGCTTGCTTTGAGGTTTTATAGTCAATGACTAGGTATTCCCCTTTTTCGTTCTTCACAATGCGGTCAATGATTCCATTCAGAGTAATATCGTCTCCTACTTCCACGGCAAAGAACATTTCAGTGGAGACATCCTCACACTTGCTCCTTAGCTTCTCTTGCAAGGCAAGAAAGTTCCTCAGGCTCTTTTGAGTGTTTTTATCCTTCTCTGGTCCGAAATGGTAGCTCTCCCGTAGGTCCGTGGCAATGGTCTGAAGCTCTTCGATTGTAGTGGCATCGTTGCCGTCCTCAAATATCTTGTGGATATAGGAGCCATACTGTAGTGCGTCCGTGTTGGTATTTGGATTGAAATCTTCGTCAAGATAATCAATATATCGCAGCTTATACTTCAACTTGCAGTCTGAGTATGTCTTTAACTTGGAGGGAGAGAGTCTATTTATGAACATAACGATACCACCTAGCTTTATTAAAGGCTACCTTGAGGCTAAACTGCCCGATTCTAAGGTAGCTGGAAATGAGTATAGGGTCTGTTCGTTCCTTGCGGAAGACGATAAGTACAAGCTATATATCAACCTTGAGACCGGACTATGGACGGACTTCAAGGCTCACCAGTCTGGCAACCTGTACAAGCTCATTTCTCTGTTAGAGAGTATTCCTTATTCGGGAGCCAAGAAAATGGTTGCCAATCAGCTTTGGGACAGCGGTGTTATTTTTTCAGATCACACTAGTGATGATGCGGATGCATCTAATGTAAATGTGGTTTCAAGCTACGATAGTAGCTTAATTGAAAATGAGCTTATGAACTTCCAGAAGATTCCCAAAATTGTCACGGGAGCCGATCACCCAACAGTACGGGCTGCTCATCGTCTGCTTCAGAGCAGAAAGCTACCCAGGGAAAAGTTCTTAGTGTGTCTGCGGGGAAGGTATAAAGGTCGCCTAATTGTTCCGTATTTTTCTGCTGGGGAACTGTATTACTTCCAGGCTCGCTCACTGAACAATAATGATATAAAATATCTAAATCCAGGAAAGAGTGAATACGGCGTAAAAGCCTCTGAGTTGCTTTATCCCTTTGATACAGAACTGAACTATGTTGTTATAACAGAAGGACCAATCGACGCTATCGCCCTTCAGAATGTTGGAATCAACGCCACTAGCGTACAGGGTTCCTTTCTCTCCACCAATCAGGCTCGTAGGCTTGCTGGGAAGCGTGCTGTGGTCCTTTCGTTTGATAACGATCAAGCGGGTCGGGATGGAATGGAGCAAGCACAGGGGAAGCTCCTAGAGTGCTTTCACAGGAAGATCGCTTGGGCGACTCCCCCTCACGCCTACAAAGATTGGAACGATTTCATTTCCTCTACATCTAAAAAAGAAGTAAGGGAGTATTTCCTAGAAAACATTTACCCTGCGTATGAAGATTTTGTTGTGTCCACGCTCAATACTAGTGTACCGCCACGGTAAACCTAGGGGAGTATCGAGTCTCCGTAAAGACATTGTACTTTATTTGAACTTCATAGATTCCCCGTGTGCCGCCCAAAATATCCTCTGAGTCCTTAGCAGTAATGTTCCCCGTATCCCATAGGTAGGAAATCACATTCTCTGTGTTCATGTTGATACTACCAGAGGTATCTGAAAAGTCCTGAATAACAACTCTTGAGGTTAGATCGGGACTTTCGTTGAGTTTAGTGATCTTCATCTGAACATCGGAAAGTAATCCCGAGTCCTGCAAGAGAGTTGTAAGCTCTTGGTCTGTTCTGCGATTTTCAGTGGAGTATTCCGTGGTAATCTTCAGTCTCTCGTTCGACCCTACAGGAATGTACTTGTTCTTCATTTCGTGAGTAATTGTAATTAGGGGAAGCTCGGTAAGAGCAAACGCACCTTCGTTGAATAACTCAAACTGATTGACAAAGGTTTTTGCTAAACTTCCAGAGGTGGCTACAACTGTCCATACATCCAGATAGTTACCTATTGCAGAAGCTCCGTTAGAGGAAGCGGCTGAACCATACCAATCGTAGTATTGCTCACTCGGAGTTAGAACTACGGCAAAATGACCATCACCAATTTTATAAATGCCACTTGCGTTTGTGCCGGGGGTATAAGCGGAGGGGTCTAGAGCATTCTGAGGATCTGGATCCTGCGACCCTCCAGTTGTGTTCGTGAAAATAAAGCTCGCGCTTGCGTTAGCGGAGGAAACTTCAATCTCGCCGTATGTGGGAGAACCTAGTTCGCTATCAACAAACGCTGTAATGTCGCCATTACTGGAGTCTGGAAAGATGTGTACTGAGCAAACCTGATAAGGGTCTTGTAAAATACCATCCTTTACAAACAGAAACTCCAAATAAGCCTTGCTGTTTGGGCTTGGTCGGTCGTAACGCTTTACTACAACATAATTGTTGATTTTCGCCATATAGTTATTTAGGTCTTGAGTTTTTCTATTTCTTCATTTTCGCGCCGCCTCTCATTTACAAGCATCATAATGAAGTCGTTTCTCTCCTCACCCGTCATCTCTTTCACATCTTGGTAGGTAAAGTTACAGTGTTTAACTAGACTATATGCTTCTTCTGCTAGAGATTCAAATCTGTTCTCTAGCTCGGTGAGAAAAAATCCTGGTTTAGATCCACCTCCCCAATAACTGGCTTCTTGCAGCTTGCACAGAGGTAGTTGATTCTTTGATCAAGACCAAAAGGAGAGTTGAATACCGCACGGACTAAGGTAGAAACATCTCTTACCGTGGTATGCTTTAAAAACCCTTGGATAACGAACTCATCACGCTCACCTCCGATACTTATGATAACAGAGTGTAAGTTATCCATAATCCCATTCATTGATGCAAACTGCATTTCATGGGCTACGCGGGGAGAGACATACTTGACCTCTTGCTCCGAATCTGGGAGGACAAGAGTAAAAGGCTCAGAGTAATCATCACTTGCATAGTTTACGGGAATTTCACTGATTTTTAGAGAGAGGTTGTTTTTCTCTCCGCAGTTAGTACAGTCAGAGGTAATTTTGTAAACATCCCCATATGATAACCTACGAATGTGAAACAAAAGAAAGTTTTTATCAGACAGGGTAAGGTCTTGATAGTTGATACCTTCAATACAGTTGGATAACATTTGAGCTATAACTTTCATTCCGTCGCCCTCACTCCTTACACTTCTGAGAGCCTTTTCTTCCTCAAAACGAAAAGGTCGGATGCGTACCATTTCAGGGGCTGCTACATATGCTTTGCCACGACTTGGTAACTTAATTTCAATCCATCCAGTTTTACCTTTGGTCTTTTCCAGAAGTTTCTCTAAGGTCTCCTTCATCGTGCCATCAGCCCCCGTTACCACTGGCTCCTCAGATTTAGCAGAAGGTTTAGTGGGCTGTTGGGTTGTAACTTCTGGACTTCTTGCCTCTAGTTCAACATTTTCTCCTGGCGTAAAACCTTGCTCTTTAGCAAATTCCTGTGCCATTTCAATGATAGTTTTTTCTTTTTCGCTCATAGTGTGCTTTAATAGGGTATATGGCGCGTCTTGTTATTGGAAATCAAACAGGAGTTTTAGAAAGTGATAACGCAAAGCTAATGAAGGCTCTGCGTGAAAAATACACTTTTAAAATTCCTGGTGCTGAGTATTCCAGGGCATATAAAACACGCCGATGGGACGGCAAAACATCCTTCTTTACTCCTACTGGTAGGTTTGGAAGCGGTATGGTTTATCACCTCATCAACGACCTTGAATATATAGAAGAACCCTACGAAATAGTAGATAATCGAACCGATGTCGATGTTGGAGACTTTGCTATAGATGGTGTTGAATATCGAAAATACCAAAGAGATTCTATTGAAGAATGCTTAAAATACAAGAACGGAATTGTACTAGCCCCTACTGGATCTGGTAAAACTATAATCCTTGCGGGATTATTAAAGTCATTAGAGAAAGAAACTGGACTAATATTTTTTACAAAAAAATCTCTTTTAAAGCAGACATACGATGAATTAACTAAGCTAGGATTTGATGTAGGGGTTGCGTTTGGAGATGGAGTTGATATTAAACCCATCACGCTTTGTACCATACAATCGGTTGAGAAAGTTATAGATACGCATTTAAAGACTTCTACTTTCATCATGTTTGATGAAGTGCAGGAGTTTTCCAAAGGCAAACTAGCTTCAAAGGCCGTAAAATCATTTCCAAACGCATCCTATCGTTTTGGATTTACAGCTACCATGCCAAAAGATCCTATCTCTAAATTAAACATTATTAGCTATCTCGGTCCAACAAGGGATACCGCTGATGCTGTTTCACTTGCAGATATGGGATATCTTACTCCTCCTTGCATTCAAATTGTTAAGATGAAGTCTGATCCTACTATTGATGACTTAGATCTTTCTTACCCGGAGGTGTACGATAAGTATATCACGAACAATAAGAATCGTAATGACTACATTGCGAACATGGTAGAAAAAATTCGTGATAAGCCAAGTAAGACATTGATCATTACAAAGAATCTAGATCATGCTAAAGCATTAAATAGGTTAATCCCTGGTAGCCACCTATTGATGGGTAAGAATAGTTTGGATGAGCGCGATGAAAAAGTTAAGGAATTTATAAAGGAAGAATCCTCTGTTCTGATTGGCACGGTCATTTTTCAAACAGGAATAAACATTCCTGAGATTACTCACCTAATCAATGCCCGTGGATTGAAATCAGAAGTAGCTACCTTACAGGCGGCTGGACGCGCACTTCGCAGACACGATAGCAAGTCTCAAGTTTATATTTATGATTTTATTGATGACGCTCCGTACCTACTCAAGCACTCCAAGCAAAGGGTGAAATCCTACAAAAGTCTAGGCTTTGAAGTCTATTTAATTGATGAAAACCAAAAACCAAGAGAATAATAAATATGAACTTCACATCAAAGATGTGGAGTGGCTACGAAAGATATCCAGTGAACTGGAGGATATCTCTGATAATGGCTCAATCTCAGAACACACTCTAAAAAGGCTGGCTAATGCCGCAAATGAAATTGATGAGATTGCGGATAAAATGCTTTGGAAGATAATAAACCTTCTAAAAAATAATACTATTTTAGAAGAAGTTTAAAGCCACCCATTATTCGACGCCCAAGCCAAAAGTTTACCTAGAGTTGCTAAAAAGCCGTACCCTACAACAGAGAAAATAGCCCAAAATATCTTACCATATCGAATCCTCAACTCTTTTAGTGTTATTTGTTGAGGACTAGGGGAAGGACTCTTAAACGCATCATGCCTATTTATTTGGGATATGAAGTATTTAAATTTACCATCACTCTCTCGGATAGGAATTACCTTTAGCAAACACCTAATTACCGATTGTCTTTTGGTAATGTAAGACTTTTCCATAATGTAAAAGTCTTTTACACCCGCTATTAGAAGCTGTGACTCCGCTTCGTCCGCTCTTCGGTCAGAAGGCACGGTTACATCTTGAAATCTCAACTCCTTTAGTTCCGTCTCAGTGTAACCTAGTAGTTCACATAAGGCAGGGTTCACAAAGTCAAAATGACCAGATTCATTAACAATGGTTAGTCCGACAATTGAGTTGTCCCATAGTTCATGGAGGATTTTAACCCTTTCCTCATTTGTCATGTTTGAGTTTACTACCATTTGAAGCCCTACTCTTTAGCATCCTCGTCTGACATGAGGGAATCCAGGTCTAAAGAGTCTAGGATGTCCGCAAGTTCTTTGGTTATATCTTTCCCAGAACGAAGCTCCGCTCCCAAATCCAAAGAGTCATCATCTTCTGACTCATTAGATTCAGCGGTCATTGCGCCGCCGTCCTCTTTTTCTGACTTGCCGCCCTCCTTCTCGTCTTCATCTTCGTCTTCGTCTTTCTTCTTCTTGTTACGGAGGTTCTCTAGATCCTCGTCATCAATGTCACCGTCTTTGTCGGTGTCCATCTCTTTCGACTGCTCAGGTGAGAGCTTCTTCTCTTGGACTACTTCTTCCTCTTCGGATGATTGGTCTT